TGATGCTCTTTACGAAGGCGCAAAGCATGTCAGCCGCGAAGGATGGTGCGGACTTCCCGCATCGGCTTTCCGTAACGCGATGATTTCTGCCTGCCGACTTGTGAATTTCAAGATGACACTCGGTAAGTTGAGTGTATTCATCGAAGCCGATGGTTTTGATAAAGAGGAAGGTACACCTCTTGTACGGATCACAGAAGGCGAACCACGTCCTGTAAAAATGGCTGTCAGAAACGCAACTGGCGTTTGCGATATTCGTATTCGTCCAATGTGGGATGAATGGAAAGCTGTTCTCCGCATCCGCTTCGACGCCGACATTTTCAGCCTTACCGATGTGACCAATCTTCTTATGCGCGTTGGTGAACAGGTGGGACTCTGCGAGGGGCGTCCTGACTCAAAATCATCCGCTGGGATGGGTTGGGGGCTGTTCAAGATCGAGGAGGCGAAATAATGGAGACCGACGCTGTTGTTTCTGCGCTTCGTTCTATCGCTGCGAAGAATGATGGGCTGCTGAAACCAGAAGATGTGGTGGAAGCGGCCCGTCCCGCTAACTCTCCGTTGCATACTCGGTTTACGTGGGACGATAGCGATGCGGCTCATCAGTATCGTTTAGAGCAGGCACGTAAGCTAATCCGTACAACAATTCAGTACATCGAAGTGGACGGCAAAGACTCATCGTTCAGAGTGTTTTGTAGTCTGACGCCAGATCGCGAGAACCAAGGCGGTGGTTATCGTGAGACGACCGCTGTGCTGTCAAATCGGCAATGGCGCAATCAGTTACTAAACGATGCCCATGCTGAGATGGAAAGATTTGAACAAAAATACGCTCGGCTGAAAGAATTGTCTGGCGTCATCAAGGAAATCCGTAAGGCTCTGGCTGCATAAGCTAGAGAGTTGGTTCCGGTGCGGAGTTGCAGGTTAGGTGGGGTTGTGTTAGTTCGGGTCAGGAAGGGTTCGCGTTGGTAAGGCGTTGCAGGTATGGTTGGGCGTGGTATGCTGGGTTCGGTTGGGTATTGTTTGGAGTCGCAGGTGTGGGCGGTCGGGAAAGTTCCGGTTGGGTCCGATGTGGAGTGTCATCGCAGGTTTGGATAGGCGTCTTGAGGACGGGTCCGAAGAGGCGGGGACAGGTAACGCAGGTAAGGAGTGGGAGGCACGTCAACGTTGGCTAGGACAGGAATCGCATTGCAGGTTAGGATGCGATAGGATGGTAGGTTAAGGATAGGATCAGAAGGTTCGGGCGCGGTGTTGTAACGCAGGCATGGCGGGGCGTCGAGGGGTTAGTATTGGTTGGGTGCGCAAGGAGTGGACGGAAAAGGTACGGGAAACTTCAACAGCGGAAGGACGGTCTTCGGGCCGTCCTTTCCTTTTTCACTAGACACTTGACGCGATTTGCTTTATGATGCAATTCAGTTGCATCTGAGGATGCGGCGCGAACCGGGAGGAAAGCGATGCGGTGTGTTCCTTAGCGTAGAAACCCCAGTCCGCAATGAGATAGATACCGTCAGGTGGAAAGTCCCAAATTGGGAAGCTACCGATTCTGAAAAAATTGCTTGGGTTGACTCGGAAGTTTCCGAGGCTGAGGGTTGGTTAAGCGGCCAGCCGTCCTATAAAAATTTAAACGCTAATCTACGTGTCTTTGATGGAATTTTCAAAGACAAAACAAGGTCCAGCCTCGTCACTAACGAGCTAAGATATTCCGTCAATAAATTTTGCACGACTATGGCGGAAGTTCGTGAAATTGCTGGCTTTAGCTCTGATGTTCCAAACTACAAAAAGATGGCTGAGATGCTCACCGGAGTGTCAAAATGCATTTATCTAGAAAGTGATTTTCCTCTTCAAATCCTCAAAGTTCTGCAATACGCAACGGTTTTTGGATGTGGATATTTATGGGCTAAAGTAAGAGGATCAGATTACAACTTTGGACCGCGAGAGATGGTGTTTGATGCTCTAGGATTATTAGACGTAATGCCGACGCAGGTTCCTTCAAACACAAATGATATTCAAGATTGTTATTCTTGCACAGCTTACACATATATGCCTATCGCCGAAGCCAGCGCAAGATTTCCATTGTTTCAAGGATTATTACAAACAGTCGGACGGAGCAATTACAAAAGCCTGATTCAGGCGCAGAGACAAGATTTTGCGGCGACGTGGCGTTATGGGCAAGTGGGAGAGACGCAGAGCAGGAGTTTTGGAAATCTATATACGGAGATAAGATACACATTCGTAAGGGACATACGAATAAACACATCTGGTTTAGAAATGAAGATGGGAGACGAAGGAACCTCCTGGTTTTACAAGGTTCCTTTTCTTGGACAGCAGATATTTGGAGGGATGAAAAATGGGCAACCTTACTATCGCCCTGCAATGGTGGAGGATTGCCGCATCTACCCAAACCTTCGGCTCCTCATTACGTCTTCAGGGCTCGACAAAGTTATGTACGACGGTACTTCTTTCGACTGGGACCCAAAAATCCCCATCGTCCAATACACGGTAGACGATGTAGCGTGGGAGCCGTCAGGAAGATCGTTGGTAGGAGATGTAGCGTCAATTCAGACAACGATTAGGAAGCATGAGCGCAAGGTCGATCAGACCATGACCGCTAAAAAGAATCCTCCAATGGGGTATGATTTGGACACTAATGGAGGAGCGAAGATTGAGCACTTCGATATTTTTGAGGAAGATGTTCGTCTTGGTCTAGCAGGCGGTCAGGAACCAACCAAAGCATTTCAATCCCTACTTCCTGATACGGTAACGGTCGATGGAACAGACTTCACTTGGCTGAAATACCTTTCAGAAAAACTCTTAGCGCAATTAGGATTAAACGATGTTGGAAACCTAGCCAACATGAAGTTGAATATTGCCAACGACACAGCAGACAAGGAAGTTGGGGCTATTGGTCCTATCGCTAGAGGAATTGCGATGAGGATTGAGAAAGCCAATAAAAAGCTAGGCGAGAGGATGAAGTACCTTATTCCTCAGTGGTTTGACGCCGCTAGGTTGATTGAGTACGTTGGACCTGACGGAATTGCTAAGGAAATGTTCGACCTCAATCCTGACGACATGGTTCCTAGCCATTTGCCTGACGAGTTTATAAATGGAACCATGTACCCCACAACGCCGTCGATGTATGACAGGTTGACTAGGGCAAAATATTTCGTTCGGAAACTTCGGTTGATTTCGGTTCCAAGTACGCTGTTAAAGATCACGCAGATACAGAGGCAAATGTTATTACTACAATTGAAGAGAGGCGGTGCTCCTCTTCCATGGTCCTTCGTTTTTGAAAACCTTGAAATCGACAACTGGGGGAAGACGGATGGCAACACACTCAAAGACAAGTTCTTCAATGAGCAGGTCGATTTGCAGGTTATGGAGATTGTTGCCAAAGCCAAGGCTATGATGAAGTTGAAAGAAATGGGAATTGATCCTTCGGTTCTTGAAGGCGGTCAGGATAAAGGAAAAGGCGGCGGTGGAGGAAAAGCTCCGGGTGGACAGCACGCAGGAGGAAGGCCAAGCAGCGGACAAAGACCACCTAAGATTTCGGCCAAAGGTGGAGCAGGCGGTACACCACGTCAAGTAGTGAAGGAGAGTTGATGATTTCAGAAACAGGCAAACTCTCCTTTAATGGAGAAAACGAAATCGCAGTAAAGTTTGTAGGCATCCTCTGGCTTATCTCTAAAGCCAAGATGAATATGCTTTCCTCCTGCACTCGTCTGCGCTTGCCATTTCTGGTTAGATTTAGACCACGACACACCTTTGTAGCCGGAAGTATTTCTCTTATTCTTTATACGATTTGCTTGATTATCTTTTCGCTCACAACGACGCAGATTTTCTCTTCTATTATCCAAAGTGTTTCTATTCTCATGATCTGTTTCTGGATAATCGTCTCCCAAAATACGTCGGTGCATGTAAATCAATCTTCTTCCTTCCATCCTGACAGCATAGTAAATCTCAGTTTTACGAAGGCGATGAGCGAACCAGTTCCACTGCATCAACCACTCGTAATCGGAAGCATTGACAATCGCATATTTACTGCGAGTGAGAGGAATGTAGCGAATGGTTGGATCGTCAGGCTGTTCAATCAAAGGACGAATTTTGTTGTACTTGCGCATGTATTTAATTGTATCTGAATTCAGAAAGGATGGCAACAAGTGGAAAATAATCGTTGTTGGGAACCAGTGACGTTCATCGGAAAGGTGTACGTTGTACCAGCAGAGGCGAAGGATAATCATGACGTGTATGTGTGCTTGGACTCCAAAGAAAAGGTTGGGATCGTGCTGAAAATCTTCTCCAGAAGCGATATTGGGGACGCAGAAGCGATGGCAAACTCACTGAACGAATGGGCTGGTAAGTAACAGATAACAAACAACATAAGGAGATGTAATGGCAATCAAGGTCATATCGCAAAAAAGCTATTATGTGACAGAGTTCAACGTCGAGACAAATACTAACCTTGAGGAGCTAAAAGGCGAACTTGACGGGATGGAATCGACAGGAAAAACCGTTGTTGTCCATAACGATGGGAATATCCTTGGAATCAATGTAGAACAGAAGGCAAAAGTACCTTCTGATGCCGTCGATAAGCAAATAAGGACGCTTATGGGTCTTAAAACAAAAGAATTTTAAGAAAACACTTGACAAACCGAATAAGAATTGTTACGGTTTAGAAGATTCACCGAGATACATGCGCCCCTCGCGCAGAAGTTTTGAGGGAATACGCAATGGCTCATTAGGCGAAGTGGCCTGATGGGCCATTTCCTTTTGCAGTCAACCTTCAACCAAAAAAGGAGTATTCCCAATGGCAAAGCATCGCGTAGGTGGAAAGAA